ATATGAAATTAAGAATGGCTGAAAACCGCCATTCTGTATGTAACCCATAGTGCCACCCACTTGCTTAAACCCCTTGTCCGTGGTCCTGTGAGCTTTTTCCGTGTTGCGATATCCATCAAAATATAATAGAGTACCACCCATGAAACGCAAGGACATTGAAGACCTCTATTCCGACGACGAACCTAATATATTGTTCGCGGACGGCTATGATGAGGCTATTGCTGGCGTCGTATGGGACGGCGAGCGAACCCGCGTGGTCTATACCACGGAGAAAATTTTGGCCATTCTAATGGACCGTGACGCAATGACCTATGACGAAGCATCGGAATTTTTCGATTTTAATGTTGCAGGATCCTACATGGGAGTGTATACACCACTATACTTAGAAACATAACAAAGGAGAAAGAATATGTTTAATAAAGATAAAATATTAAAGACAAAAAAATACGATCTATTTTCGTTTATAGAAGGAAATAGAAAAATTAATCGTTTGAAAGTAGAAAGATTAAAAAGATCTATGGAAAAGAAGTATATTCCACTTCCAATTCTTGCTAATGACAAACATGAAATCATTGATGGACAACATCGATTCATAGCAATTCGTGAGATGGAACTGCTTTTGCATTATACAATAACATTAGCTAATTTTACACCAGAAGATCTTACGAGAATAAATACGCATGGTACGAATTGGAATAATGATGATTTTTTACAGCATTATATGGACAAGGAGAGAAAGAGCCATCCTCTGAACTATAAAAGTATGCCCTACAATGTTTTTTCATCTGCTCGAGAAGAAACAAAAATTCATCATCGAGTGCTTCTCAGTCTGGCATTTAGATCGCACAGAGATAGCTATATTGAGGATTTTAAAGAAGGTAAGCTGTTAATTGTTGATAAAAAACAATTTCTGGAAGATATTAATTATATTATATCTATTAAAAAATATTTTGAGCACTGGAAGAAACGAACTTTTCAATTTGCCCTATGCAAGCTATTTAAACAGGATAATTTTGACAGGGACGTTTTTTCATTAAAGTTAAAAAAATATAGCAGTATATTAAAGCCTTGTACGACGACAAAAGCCTATATAGAAATGATTGAAACGTTATATAATTACCGCAATAGAAATAAAGTAACATTGGAGAAAGAATGACAGGAAAAGTAAAAGCATGGCTAATGAAGCTGGAGGAGGACGCGGCGGAAATGACGCGTGATGAATTCATCAATAAGAACGGCGAGTACGAGGCGGACATCTGGGACCGCGTCAATGAAGTGGACGCCGATAGCTACGTGAAGGTTAAGAGGGGGATGGACCTTTTCATGGTCCGTGGTCTATGATAAAAGTAAAACGGCACGGAATTATCTACAAGAAACGAAATCCTATCGCACAAGAGGTGCGGACGGAGAAGTATAAATCGCAGGTCATACCCGATAAGCACAAGGAAGTAAAGGAGAAGGACGAATGGAAGGAAATGATCAACTACCTGAAGAGCCTAAGCTAAAGTACCCTTTGGTCCTTGTTTCGTGGTTCGATGCGAAAGACGGAGGATCCGGGTGGCACTCGATAGAGGACGTCCAGAAGGAGAAATTGGCGGTCTGCTATTCGGTGGGGTGGCTCGTCCTTAAGAACGACGATAGGACCGTTGTAATGGGAGATTATTCCAATGAAGAAAATGCGCATGACGGTGGTCGTCATATCGCGATACCATCTGGGTGGGTGAAATCAATCATCTATCTCAAACATGATTACAAGGAGAATGCATGAGTAATAACCCTAAAGACAGCGGAGCATCCGCGTATACACCCATACGAACAAGAGCAAATGTAGGAGTAAGCAAAATAATTTCAGGGCCTACTGAGGACGAATTAAAAACTGATTATTCCTTATCAAACTCAAGACATCAACCGCAATACACAAAACCGCAATTCAAGAAAAGGAGAGACAAGCATGGAAATGTCAAGATTATTAGAGTCCGTTAAGAAGCACGAAGGGTACAGAAACAAGGTGTACCTCGATTCATTAGGCAAAAGAACCGTGGGCGTAGGCCACCTCTGCGTGGAGGACCATTGGGAGGATAATAAGGAATATGAGGAGAAATTCCTCATGAAAATCCTGAAAGACGATTTAAAAAGCGCCATAAAGAGCGCTGAGGAGCTTTGTAGCGACTGCCCGGACCTGGATGACCTGGCAAAAGAGACTATTATCGAGATGGTGTTTCAGTTGGGAAAAACCGGTGTATCGAAGTTTAAGAACATGTGGAAGGCTTTAAAACAGAGTCCGCCCCAGTATGATGTGGCCGCGACGGAAATGCTTGATTCCAGATGGGCCAAGCAAACACCAAACAGGGCCAAGGAGATGAGCGATCACATGCGGAGCTTGGCATGACACTCAAGAAGCTTGAGGAAGAACTGAAGAAGCTAAAGGAGAGAATCAAGAAGCTCGAGAAAAAACTTAAGGAGCAGGAAAGAGAATATGACTTCGATAAGTGGGAAGGGACGGATCCGGACTAATGATTATTATAGGACTATTAATTATTAATATAGCTATTTTATTATTTATTGTTTTTATGCTCAATATACAAGGCCAACAGATTAGAGATCTGTTGGATGGAAAAAAATAATGGACCCAATTGTAACAATATTTGTTGTGTTATGGCTCGTGGGAGCTTTGTCGGGATGAAACCGAAAGTAATTCATACCAGAACATTCTCCTGCGCCGACGATCATCCGATTGTGTGGTACACCTTTGATGAGAATAACAAGGCGATGTGTGAGTACTGTTCCGCGAAATTCGTGTATGAGCCAAAAGATTTTCATACCAAGATGTTAGAGGAAAAAAAGCTGTTGGATATGTCAATGAAAGAATCCATTCGGCAGAAGGAGGAAAGGACTCACTCCGAAGAGATGCAGGACAAGATTGAACCTATTGATGATTCTTATGTCAATAAAATTTTGAAAGGTAGTGGGTAATGAGTAAATGCAGATGTGGAAGGTCACCAACAGGACTGTGTGTCGGATGGCACGCCTTAAAGAAAGAGGACTACGAACAGAAGAAAAAGAAGTATGAGGAATTATCAGAGGAAGAGAAGAAAATTGCTTTTCACGTAAGGGCGATAGACGGGATAGGAGAATGACAAAAAGACAAGCTAAACTTTTAGAATTCATAAGGGAATATTACAACAAGAATGGCTACTCACCGTCCTATGATGAAATGAGAGAGCCTATGGGTCTGGCTTCCAAGTCCATGGTCCATAGTTTTATCACCTCGCTGGAGAAACATGGCAAGATTAAGAGGGTAAGACACTCAGCCAGGTCGGTTGAACCACTTTAATAACTCCCAGAAATAAAAGATCTTGATCCCATGTCCGTTTTAGGTATATAACGGCAAGTTCACCCCAAATCACAAAAAAAGGAGATTATAATGACCGAAAGGGATATGGAAAAAATGCTTTGCTACCTGGCAGACAGGGTAGAACGACTAGAGAAAGAACGCTGTAAATGTAACGACGGCAATGATGCAAAAACACTAAAAGACTTGTCGGAGAAGCCTCCAGCCCAATATCCCAAGAATCTTTATAAGACGAATTACGACGAAGACGAAGAATGCATTACCTGCTCGGCCTAATAGAAAAATACAGCGGCCAGCTTAATGCGTGGGCGTGGCGAAAACGGTGGGGCAAAAGACGTAAAAGATTATTTACGCCGAATCTTCATTCCTAATCTAATACGCCGTCTATTTCTTCGCTTTGTTGACCCTACTTTTCGTCGGCCTTTGTGGTTCTTCCTCTTGAGGTCTGCTCGGCTCATCTATTTTTAATTGTTTAAATATGTCATACATGATGTGTTCATATGTATCATTGCGCGGTTTAAAATCATCTTGTATCAATTTATGAAGAATAACGTATAGAATTGTTCTAGGATGGTCCAAGTCCATTCCCACCGATCCCATTCGTAACTTATCATCATCCCCCTTGTTGAGGTAGATGAGTTCTTCGGTATATTCCCCTATCCTTCTGGAGACGTGCTCGCCCATCTCTCGCATGGCGTCTTTGAAATTTCTCTTTTGCATGTTCCTCGTCTATTTGTACAAGGCTACGCCAATAGTCGCGCTCCTTGAGGGTTAAATCATTCCAGTGGTATTTCCTAAAATCAATATCATACATGTATCGGTAGTTGCGTGCTTTCTTGTCATACTTCGTTCTTTCTGGGTATTCTGGATGATCATTAAACATCAATCCCTTTAACTGGCTCTTTTGTGCTAAAATGCACGTTGAATGCCATGGAACGTCTTTCCCCTTCACAGCGGAAAGGATAAACTTGATGAGCCAACCAGCTTGGAAACAAATAAAAGTCTCCAACTTCTGGCTTTGCGATATAACTGTGTCGTGCAAAATGATTGGGAATAGAACCTAAAAATTCCAAGCACCCGGCAGTAGCGTGATGATCCTCTTTCTTATATTCTGCTTCAAATCCAGGCGGCACTTTTAGAAAAGCAACACCCGATAAATTGGCATCATGAATATGCACGGGATTGAAGTCTCCTGCATACTGGCTTACAACCCATACGCGAAAGCTAACTTTGGCATCTGTTGTCCATTCCGGCAGTACCTTTGTCAAGTACTGATCGGACATTGTTACTAGAAATTCGGGAAAACCTTTTATCTTACTGGGATCAATGGCAATTTCCTTCTTAACATTGCCTGCCAGGTTATGGCTCCAATCATATTTTTTACTTAATTTCTCATCGTGTAAAATTGTATCCGCCTCCGTGTTGAGCAAGTTTACGTATGCCTGCGGCATCTTAACCTTTAAGATACTGGGGCCAAATGGCTGATAAATATCATAATTTATTTCTTGATTAACCATCAAATCGCTCCGGATCAATATCTATATCACTTCGTATTCGTGATACTTCTTCTTGGTGGGAATCCCATAAATCTTTTCCTTCTTTGACAAGAGCGCTCCATTCAAAAGCTCTAAACACTTTTATTTCTCCGTCCGTGTAATACACGCGGACATATTCTTCATTATTCTCAGTAAACTTTGTTACAGCACTAACTATTTTTACCATCTTTTGGAGGGCTTTGTGGTTTAACTGGTTTAAAATGCGTTTCACGAAGAGAACTAATCACATCCTGTATTCCATATTTCTTGACTATGATATTCTTTAATTCCTCAATGTGATCAGCGTGATCATGGTCCTTACTTGTAATGTAAGCGGGGTTATTCGTTAGTAATACTTCCTTGGCTTCTAGCTCCGAAAGCTCTCCTGCCAATTTGTTTATTACTGCAACATAAAGGGCTTGTCTAATTATCTGATTTTGTTCTGTCATGATCTTTCCCATTTACTTGTTGTTCGTGTTCCTTATCAATAAGATAACGAACAAATGCACCCATGGACATGTATTTTTCTTCTGCCATAGGTTTGGCTCGTTTATAAGAATCAATCTTAATTGCGATTGATTTATATTTTTCAATATCTGTCATTCTTCTGTCTCCTTTTCATTACGCCCATATGTATGGGATTTAATGGAAATGTCAAGGATTAAATAGTAAAGGATAATCTTCTAGTAGGGAATTTACAACATCTTTTACTTTTCCGGTATATTTTGGATCGGTGGCATAGGAGTCTAAAGATTCTATCACCGTGAAAATATCAACTTCTCCTGTAATGACTTGTTTCATGCGAATGTTGCGGTATTCTTGGAAATATTCGCTATTGTTGAGAAGTTCAATATAATCTCCAACACTCTCGCATTTATTTCCGTAGACTTTTAATAGTGCTGTACCGCGAAGGGATTTAATATATGGCTCTGTTCTGTCTGTTTGTATAATGCCATAGAAATTATTCGCTTCTCTAGCAAATCTAGATTCGCCCCAGTTTGATTCAATGATCGCCTGTGCCACGCTGAGAACAACAATAGCTCTCTCAAAAGGATTAATATCAGTGTTATATTTTATTGTGCATTCGGTAATGCCCTGCACGAATTGATCACGGTCATCTTTCGCGTAATCAAAGTCAAATCCACTTAGAATGGGATTACATAGTATTAGCAGTGTAGCGCAAAGTTCTTTAAGCATCAGTTCCTGTTTTATTTAATTCTTTCTTTTTTTCCAATTGAGTTTTAAATGCTTCCATTTCCATGCAATATGTCTCTATGTAGACAGTGCTTCCTCTTTTAATCTCATAGTCTGCTATCAGATTTTCAACAATAATACGTCTTTCTTCGCATTCTTCCTTTTCCAAAAAACCGCCATAGCCTTTGTACGCTATTGCAGGCATATTAGGATATGACATTAAAGCCATCAAAAACCATACTTTTATCATATTTACACACTTTACAATTTTACTCCTTGTTGGGCACAAGTCGTGACACACTTTACTTTGAAATTGAAGTATTTTATTGCATTAAATGTAAACTTGTTAATAATGTAAAGTATGGAACAAGATAGTAAACAAGAAGATTCTTTAAAAAAAACTATAGAGATTCTAGCAGAAATGACAAGAAAAGATATCCAAAAGTTAGATAATCCAGAAGATTTTTCAGACATTAAACTATCTCCCCCCAAGAAGGTCCTTGTTTCACATCTACTTTTAAAGGCACTTTAAGCTCAACAGTTTGTTCCATAATTTCTTTTATTTTTTTAACTTGTTTCTCATCTTCTATTGAACAATTCAATTCATCGTGGACTTGTATGTGAGAGAGTATTCCTTCCTCATACAAGTCCACCATTGCCTTCTTCGTCATATCGGCGGAGGAACCTTGTATCAATCGATTCAATGCTTTGTAAGTCCAGGCGCGTTTTAAATATTGTCCGTATTCTTTTTCCGCTTCCCACCTTGAAAGCGCTTTATGAATACCGAATGCGCGTGGTTCCCATAAATCAAATCGACATTTACGACCAAGAAGTGTTCGTAGATAACCAACATGTTCCGCGCGCCGTGTTGCCTGTTCCATCAACTGCTTGACGAACGGAACGTTATTATGAAATTTTGCAAACAGGTCGGCTGTTTCTTTTTCATCAAGTCCAAGTGAACTTGCTAACTTACCTTTACCCATGCCGTACATCATGCCAAGATTAATAGTCTTGGCTGTACGCCTATCAATGCCAGCCATGTCAGCAACAGCTTGATGGAAATCGGGATCTTCTGTCTTGTAGGATTCAATCACTTCATCCGCACCTCTTAGCCCGCCAGCCGTGAGTGCGGCAAAGTGAACGAGCACACGGGGTTCTTGCTGTGAATAATCAAAGCTTCCCCATGTGCATCCTTCTTTAGGCACAAAGATGGAACGAATCAATGGCCCAAGCTCTTTATTACGAGAAGGCACTTGCTGTAAATTTGGATTCGAGTACGAGAACCGGCCTGTCACCGTTCCTCCCCCGTCACCTCGCATCTGATGGATCTCGGCATGAATTTTACTGTCAACAGAATGTGTAAGAATTGTGTCAATGAATGTGGTGCGTGCTTTATTAATCTCTCTTGCTGTCACTACCATTCGTGCTAGTGGATGCTTGTGCGTGGTTAAGAAATTCTTATCAAACTTTGGCTGTCCGGATTTCTTGGTGCGCTCGTATTTAATTTTTTCCTTATCAAATGCTTTTGCCACACTTACCGCTGCCCAGATATCCACATCTATGCCCGTGTCCTCCTTGATCTGTTTTAGAATTTTCTTCTCGCGTATGATCAGATTCTTTTTAATGGAATCCGCTTTCTCTAGATCCACATTGACACCTTCCCATTTCATATCAATGAGACAAGGAAGAAGGCGTGTCTCGAGATCGAAGATGCTACTAAGTTCCTGTTTAATAAGCTCTGGCTTGAAATATTGCCATAGTCGCAGTGTCAGATCGGCGTCCTGTTCGGCGTACGGTCCAACATACATTGGCGGGAGTTTCCACATCTCTGCTTTGGCGTCAACGCCCCATTCCTTCGCCGCCTCGTAGAGCAGTCCCTCGGATTTTGTTTCCTTGAGATAATCTTTTCCAAGCTCATTTAGGGAGTAACGAAATCTATTCTCATCAATCAAAGGTGCGGCGATCATCGTGTCGATGATGCGTCCTTTAACCTTTAATCCCCATTGCCTAAGCCAGCCCACGTCATACATGGCATTGTGAAATATTTTATCGCACGGGAGTTCCAGTATAGCCTTTAATGATTTCTTGAAAAACTTCTCATCAAAGTTTCCGCCGCCTTCGTGGCGTAAGGGAAAATATCCTTTCCATCCTTCGACCGCAATAGCAACACCAGCAATATAACCATTACCTGTTGCCCAACCAGGTCCGTGTGTTTTTAAATCTGTATCACATGTCTCCAAGTCAATGGCAATTTCTTTTGCTTCTCTTAGTTCGGGAATACGCTCTGGAGGAAGCCATTCGCTTGGTGGTTGAAATAATGGTATCTGTGTCATTAATCCTCCTTCATACAGGTTCTAAGGCGATTAAGAAAGTCTCGGCAATGCCTTCGCCATGCATTACCTTCAACAACAAACTTCTGAAACTTGTAATCATGTGTCGCAATCAATACAACACCCTTTTTAATCTTTGTCTTGCACATACGATTATGTGCCATACCGTAAGCCGCGGCTTGTGTAAAATAATTTTTAATGGAATCATAGCTTTCTAGTTGTGGTTTTCTTTTTTGTTTAAAATCAACAATACACGGTTCATCTTCGTAGATGCCAATCAGATCGGCGATGCCTCTATAGTAATCACCAAAATGCACGTAGGCTTCCACGCCCCATACTTCCTGCAACTTATCTTTTAATCCTTTTCTAATAATCAGTTTGGCAAGTTTTGTTGCCAGTTTTTTATTGGGATTAAAGTTATATAATATATCGCCTTTTTCATTTTTTATTTTTCCTTCCAGATACTTGTGCATACTTTTACCAACAGCAATGGAATGGGCGACAATGCGATCCGCCTCCTCGTCTCCAATTTTCTTTCTCCATTTCTCCAGAAAGGATTTATCGCTTGTTGCATTAAGAATGCGCGAAGGGGAAAGTAATCGTTCTTCCGGCCATATATATTTTT